ACGCTGTATATGAAGTAAAGCAAGAGCTAAAAAAACATGAGAAAGAGCATATGAACAAGGCTCATCCCATGAAAAAGTAATTAAAGTTTTTTAAATTCCTGCTCCATATCTTTAAGGGTAAAGATACGGCTTTTAATCCAAGCCATAGTCCAAACCTTTAAAGCTACTGGATTGTGGTTAAAAACATCAGGAAAAGTTTCAAAGAACTGTCTTTCGCATTCATTCTCAGGAACAGCCATTTCTCCTGCAAATGGAATGGGTTCAAAGTTCATTTGATCCTCGCAACTTTAGCTTTTCGCAATACAGCCTCGTAAGCCTCTTTTGCTCGATCATCAAGATTACGCAAAGGAAGGTTTTGAAAATACTTCCATTTGTCTTTGTATTCTTGAAGCTCTGATGGAGGAATCCAGCCGTTTAGCTTCCATCGGATCGTAATATCAGTTCCAGGTGCTGTCCAAATGTGATCGTTGTTCATAGATCCCCCTATCGGCAAATAGTTACCCATTGGCATCCACCACCTCCGCAGACATACTGTTGCCAGCAATTAGCGTGTTGGGCCATTACAAAACCTACTACAAAGAACGCTGCTACAGCTACGATTGCTTTTTTAATCATGGTATTTCTCCTTAAAATGGAATATCTTCATCAATGTTTTCTACAGATGCTGCTTTTGCTGCTGGTGCTGCTACTTTTTCTTCAGGCTCATTTAAGTAAGCAAGAATAGAACCTTCTTTCATTGCAAATACTGGCAATGATTCAATCTTTAACATCAAGCCATGTTTGGTTTCCATTACTACTCCAATGGATTGATAGCGTTTTTTCATAGTGCCATCATCGCCTTTGAACTCGGATACTGCTGCTTTTACAAAATATTTAATTCCCATTTTCTTTGCCTTCAATAGTTAGTCTTGCGTTACCCATAATGCCAATGTCTTTAGCGCCTACATAGGATTTGACTTGCTGCTCCAAAAACCTAAATAGATCTTGCTTATCAATTTGATCTGCCTTGTATCCAGCAACCAGGCAATCAAACTTTAGTGTTACCTCTTTAAGATTCATTCCTTTTCTCCATCAGTTGAACTTCTTTATCCACTTCACTTAAAAACTGCTTGATTTCGGTTTCCATATAAAGAATGAACTCAGGATCTCTAGGAACATGAACAATCAATAGCTGGCTTCTTTCAGGCATCCTTGGATCAAATGATACAAAGTCGCACCATTTAGCGCCTGTAACAGCCATTTGCGCTTGCATTTGAATAAAGTATTTCTGAGGCGGTTCGTTAGATTTTATGTATGACCAATGAGTCGCTGAATTAGGACATTTAATTTCGATGAGGCCATCATTACCAACCAATCCATCAGGGCTGCAACCAAAGCCAACAATAGTAGGATGATCCACAAATGGCACTTGATCCACAAAATTGCCTGTTTTAACTTCATAAGCAACCCTGGCTTGTGGCTCAGTTTGCGTTCCCCATTCCATTGCAGCATTGGTATATGATTCCTCTATGGTCTTTGTAACTCGTTGCAAGGCAAGCTCAATCAGATAGTTATTGCGACTAGCTGAAGGCCCTGTCTTTGTCTTTGCCAATATGTCAGCAACCCTAGAGGCGGTAACTTTTCCAAGGCGAAGCTGATGCCATTCAGGAGTTCCCTGCTGAACAGCAACTCTATCTTCTGTTGTAAATGTAGTCATGCTAACTCCGCTTTTTTGGCATCTTTGGCTGTTGAAATCTTAGCAACTGCTGATTTATCTTTTGCAAGGGTTTTATAGGCTGCACCATAGGTTTCCTTTAGTTCGTCAATATCTGTAGCTCCTTGAATTGCTACAACCCATTTATCTGCTATTTCGCTTAAATCTACAGGATCTTCATCAGGCAAATCCTCTCCGCTATATATGTAAAGCGCCAAACCATGCAAAGCTATGGCCTTAACTAGGCATCGTTGCATAGCCGTATTTACAGCCATTGCATCAGGGTTTTGAATAGCTTTGTTTTGATTGTTAATGACAGGCATTTGAGCTGTCATAGTTTTTCCAAAAGCCGTAACTGAGCAAAACACCATCAAAGTTTCTGCAAAGTAAACTGGATCTCCATAAGTCCAAGTTGCAGTAGGATCTTGCTGGAGAAGCTGATCTACAGCCCAAGACCATGACAGATAGGTAAATTTACCCTTTTTTTCTGTATGTTCGTTTACATTGATTTTGCGTAGTTCTAGAAATTTAGTCATCACTTTTCCTTAATCGTTAATTTCGTTTTCGGCTGTATCTTTGGCAAAGTGTTCCATATATGCCTCAGCCATCATCATTATTTTTCTGCCAATATGCTCGTAGTTGCCTGAATCAATAACAGCTTGCAGGGCCTTGGCATCATCAACTCCCATTTCGCTAAGAGCTTCTGAGATAGCGCTTGATGTGCGATAGTCATAGGCAGCACCAACCTTCATAAGCTGCCAGGTGCGCTCCTCAATCTCATCAGAACGATCATCGTAATCGTCAGGCTCGTAGTAATTGTCATGTAAGCGACTCATATTAGAACCCTCCTAATAAGCCGTATGCAAACATAGCTCCAAAAGCTATCCCAGTTACTACAACTGCTGTCCATTCAATTATTGCTGTTTTCATACAGTTACCTCATTTCTTGTATCAGTAAATTCAAAAAAATAATATTTAACTTGATTTATGAGTTGATTGGCTTCTGTTGTTTTGCCCATAGCCGTTAGTTCTTGTGCATCGGACAATAGACCAGCTACATACATATTGATGTTGTATTGGCTTTTAAACTGCTTTTCCAACATTTCTGTTGAACAACCTAACATTTTGATTTCTTGATTTTGCATTTTCTTTCCCTTCATCACTTGTTAAAAAATTTACTGCTTAGGTGTAACTATACACGAAAATAGCACTTATCTACACTTTTGATAAAAATATTTATTAGGACATTCCCTAAGTATTGAAGTGCTATTGTGTGATAGTATAGCCGAAGAAAAGGAGATTTTATGGATATTTTTAGCGAATTAAAGGTCGAATTTGGGACTCTTTACAGGCTGGCAATGCTTTTAGGTATTAGAGAAACGGCTGTTTACCAATGGAGATCCAGGACAAACATTCCAATTAAGCATATTCGCAAGATTGAGGAGCTTTCCGAGGGCCGTATTACAAGAGAAATGCTCAGACCTGATATTTTTTCAAAGGACTAATTGTGAATTTTTACCCATTTCATATTGGGGATTACATAAGCCATACAAGCCATTTGACCGATGAGGAAGATTTGGCATATAGGCGCATGATTGATTTGTATTACATGGGTGAGTTGCCTTTTCCTGATAACGCAGCTTGGATAGCTCGTAGAGTTAAGTCAAATCCTGCTGTCGTTTTGACCTTGTTAAATGAATATTTTGAGTTGTCAGAAGATGGTAATTGGCACAATACAAGGGCTGATCGAGAGATTGCTAAGTATCAATTTGTTAAGGAATCAGGCAAAAAAGGTGCTGAAAAACGCTGGTCAAATAGAGAAGAAAAGCTATCCCTAAGCGATACTAATATACCCCCCCTAATGCCACCCCTTTAGCAACCAAGTCCATTACCAAGACCAATACCAATATAAAAACTACTCCCACTCCTGAAGGAGTGAGTGTTGATTTATGGAATGATTTTTTGATTTATAGGAAAAGATTGAAAGCTCCAGTAACTGATCGAGTTCTTGCAAGATTGATTAAAGAAGCTGATTTAGCCAAGATGCCTTTGGCTGATGTATTGGAAACAATCATTTTTAAGGGCTGGAGATCATTTGAGGCAAGCTGGATTCAGCAAGCAGCTCAGAAAGCCACAGAATTGCCCCTAGGAACTGATCAGCAGATAGAGGAGGCATATAGAGTCGAATGTGGTGGAGATCCTCGCCTGGCTCGTTTCAACAGCTATTACGAGATGAAGAAATTTATTCAAGAAGCAAGAGATAAAAGGAAAAGGGTTTGATGGATGAGCAGAAGCACAAACATAGGTGCGCTGTTCGTCAGTTAATTATTTGGCGCAGACAATGGGGTTTAAAGGCTTTTAGGGAATATATGCACAAGCATAGAGAAAAGTTAAGTTGGCAGTTGGTAAGAGATTTTGAAGATCAATGGTTGAAAGGAAATAGAGCTGATGAATATGGAGAATGGAAATGAGTGATTTAGAACATTTAAACGATTCAAGAGTTGAAAAGGCATTGATTTACCTTTCATCAACAGACGAAGAACACGCTATGCTGGCTGGTGAGGTAAAAAGGCTTGAGGAAGGCATTAAACAGGCCAAGGCTCATTCTTTTTTACTATCTGATGGCACAGTAGCCGAAAGAGAAGCAAAAGCCTTAGACAGCGTTTCTTACAAATCTGCTGTTGAAGAATGGGTTGAAGTTTTTAAAGAATTTAAAATTTTGGATAACAAGCGCCAACATGAAATTAGAATTACCGAGATTTATCAGACTTTGAGTGCTAATCGCAGGAAAGGCTCAATATGAACGAAGAACCAGCAACTTTAAGAGAAATAGCAGAATCTGAAGGCATAAGCCATCAGGCAGTAGCTGAAATATTGGAAAGAGCATTAAAAAAATTTAACAAAGCTCTTGAAGCTAAGGGCATCAAACTGGAGGATTTGTTATGAATGATTATTCATTGTCATTATTAGTTTTGCGTAAGTTATCAAAAGATTATGAAGATGCCATGCTTAAAGGTAACAAAGATCATGCTTATGAAGTAAGTGTTGATTTAGTTGAAATGGCCCTAAGACTATCGGATATTGCTCATGGCAGAAATAATCAGCAAAAAGTTTGATCAGCTATTGCATGATGCTTGCGATCCCCCAACTAGGGAAGCTGTTAGTAAATGGCTTTATATGAAATGGGGAGTTGATGCAGAGGCAAATCCTGACAAATATGCTGTTGATCTAGTTATTAAAAGAGCTGGGAAGCTGGTTGCTTACGCTGAAGTAGAGGTTCGCAACTGGCTTCAAGAATCAACTCATTGCCCTTACGATACGATCCATGTTGCAGAGCGTAAAAAGAAACTGCTAAACAATGAGCTGCCAACGCTGTTTTTTGTAGTAACTAGGGATTTTAAAAACGCTTATTGGACTAAAGCGGAGCAAATATTAAAAAGCCCTATGTTAGAGGTAAAGAATACGGCAGTTGCCGAAGGTGAGCGCTTTTATGATGTTCCTAAAAACGCTTGGAAATATGTGGATTTAACAGAACCTTTTTAATGAACAAAGCAGAAAAACAGCATTACGACAAAGTAGCCAGGTTAGGTTGCATATTATGTAGGCAGCATGGAATCAATACAACTGATACCCCTGTAGAAATTCACCATGTAAGGCGCTTTGGCGGTAAAAGAAGTTTGGCAGAAGTAGTTGGTTTATGTGCCTATCATCATAGGCTTGGGGACAACAGTTACCATGCTTTAGGCGCTAAAGGGTTTACTAAATACTGGGGCATAAGCCCTGAAGAATTAGTGGAAAAAACTAAAGAATTGTTAAGTGATTTTTAATCGCCAATAACAAGTATGTTTCCATCCCCAAGGTTTTGATGGTTCATACATTTTAAATCCGCAGTTAATAAGGGAGTTGGAAGAAGCTGGATTATTAGTGGTATCGCTTACTGCCCAGTTAAAACCCATGCTTCTAGCTTTACGAATTCTTGCTTTAATTAAACGCTTTTGTAATCCATTTCCTGTATGTTCTAAAAAAATACCTGAACGATGGAAAAATGCACAATCTCCATATTGACTACTTTGTTTTAACCCTGCAAAGCCTACTGCTTTGTTTGTTTCTGTATATACGATCCACCAATGGCCTTCTTTGGTATCGCAAACTTTATCGGCTGGTAGGATTTCTTTTTGCAATCGCAATAATACTTTTTGCTTTTGCTTTGTTTTTCCGTTTACTTTACGAATAAAGTATTTCATACACGATGTATAGAGCCACGAAATTCAAATTCACCATTCTGTTCATCTGAAACCATAATAAGCTCAGGCATTAACATTCGGCCTTGGTCAAAAGACAGCATTACAAAACCTGATCTCCAATCTTTAGGGCTATCTTCACAATACTCAAAGGTTGATGACATGGGATCAGCTAACATTCCAGTTTGAATACCCCAAAAAGTTCCTTGAAAATTTGAAATTGGCTGGGCAGCTAATACATGAGTATGTCCAGTAATAATGTTGGTGTTGCCAGCAGCTAAAAGATTTGAATACCCAGCAGTTCTGCCCCCCTTAAATCGGTGCTTAACTACTGTTTCTTCACCAATCCAAAAAGACCAACAAGTTTCCCAATGAGGAAAATGATATTTAAGGCTAAAACCATCAACTCCACTATATTCAGGCACTTTGTTTACAAGCCAGGCCTCGTAACGCATATCATGATTTCCAAGCACCCAAATTAAACGACATCCTGCTGGTTTAATTTTTTCTATTTCATCCAAGTGATACCGACAAGAATTAAGTTCCTCTAATACTGTAGGCTTTTTTTCATAATTGATTGAAGGAAAACGGCTGAGAACTTGACCATCAAAGGCATCACCATTGCAGATAATTACTTGTGGCTTAAATTGTTTAATCATTAACAGCAATGCTTTAAATGCCGTTGTAGTGGTATCTGTAAAGTGAGCATCGGAAAACACTATTACTCTTTTAACTTTACTTACATCAATACCTCGTCTTACATTATGAGCTGCCAGCTCTACCTTTTTAGGCTTTTCTTTTTTTGGATCTCTTTGAGAATTAAAGGTTAAAAGTTCTATCTTATGTTTTATTTCTATGGCAGTTCTTTTATTTAAAACGCTTCTAGGGGACATTCCTATTTCTTTTGCCACTAAAGATGGGCTTCCTAATCTTTTCCAAATCTTTATAAACTTTTCATCTGATACTGGCGATTTAAATCCCATGACATATCCTTTGTGATAAAGTGAGCCGATATTAACCGAAACTTATGAACAATCAATGACTTATTACAAGAAAAGAGTTGATGAAAATCAAAAAACCATCGTTCATACCTTTATTGCGTTGGGGGCAAGCGTTCTCAACCTTTCTACTGTTGGCAGGGGCTGTCCTGATTTACTCATTGGGTATCGTGGTAAATCAATTCTTGTTGAAATAAAGAGAGATGGAAAAGCATCGTTTACTGATCCGCAGATAAAGTTTATGCAAGAATGGCGAGGAGGATCAGTTAGTAGAATTGATTCAGTTGATGCTGCAATTAGATTGGTTAAACTGCTTGACAATGCGAATCAATAAGGCAAAATATAGGCTCAAACCCCATTTCTTAGGAGAATAAACATGGGCAAAATGGATTCTATGAAGGGTATTCCTTCAGTAACTGGTGCTAAAGCTCCTGCTGGCGCAACTTCTTCAGATAAAACTGGTGAGCGCATGGAGAAAAAAGTTGGCGGTGTAGCTATGGGTATGCAAGATGCTACAGGCAAAGACAAGCTATTCAATACTGGCAAAACTGCTGGTATCTGTTACGAGCATAAGCGTGGCGATTGTTGTTAAATAAAACGAAAGCTCCTAATGCGTGAAGGTCACTAGGAGCTTTCTAACCAAAACAACTAACCTGAGGAGTTGTATGGCTGATGTAAATTCTAAAGATGGATGCAGTTCCTGTATATATTTTTTATCTACAGATAACGACTTTATAGGCACTTGCAGACGATTCCCTACTTACCAAAACAGACATGGCTCTGAATGGTGTGGGGAATTTGTCATTGTTCCGCCAAACCCAGTATTTGAAGCAATGGTTCAGGATATTGAGATTGCTGTAGAAATAGCTGAAGATGCCAAAGAAAAACGAAAAAAGGTCATTCAAGAAGCTGGCAAAGTAGAGCCAAAACCAAAAGGCAGACCTAAAAAGGTGGCTGAATGAAGCTCAAACCTCTACAAGACAAGATCGTAGTTAAACCTGATACAAGAGTTCTATCAACTGTTTTGATTGTCGAAAACAAAGAAAAAGACAATATGGGAACTGTTGTAGCGGTAGGCCCTGGCAAAGTTATAAATGGTCGCAGACAAGAAATGCCTGTAGCTGTTGGGGATTATGTTCGCTTTGGCACTATGGGATCGGATGAATACCTCAAATATTTTGAATATTTTGAAGATAAAGATCGTTATTTAGTTATGAGTTGGCAGGATGTTTGTTTTGCTCAGGAGAATCCTCATGTTTAATTGGTTGAAATCATTGTTTTGCAAACCCATTGAAAAACCTAAAAAGCGCCCTAGATTGTATAAACAAGCAACTGTAGTAACAACTGGTGAACTTCCTAAACCTAAGGAGAAGAAAGTGGCAACTAAACCTGGCTTATATGCCAATATCCATGCAAAACAAGAGCGAATTGAGAAACAAAAGGCTTCAGGCGCTAAAAAGGTAGAAACCATGCGTAAGCCTGGCACTAAAGGCGCTCCAACGGCAGCAGCTTTCAAAGCAGCAGCAAAGACAGCAAAGGCAAAGAAATGATTACATTAAAAGACTTATCAATCCAAGAAGTAGAATTTATCCTAGCAGCTCTATCGGCTGGGGAATATAAGCTAGTAGCTCCATTGATCGAAAAGATCAAAGTTCAAGCAACTCCACAGGCTCATGCTATTTTGCAGGCTCAAGCAGATGCAAAAGCTCAAGAATTAGTTCAGAATAGCGAAAAGGCTACTGAAGAACCAAAATGAGCGAAACAGCAAATCCTGTAGGCAGACCAACTGAGTATGATTCGTCATATTGTCAGAAGGCTATTGAGCTTGGAACTAAGGGTAAATCCTTAGAACAGATTTCAGGCGCATTAGGCATTACCTACAGAACTTTGTGCAACTGGAGAGATTCCCATGAGGAATTTTTTCATGCCTTGGAGGAAGCCAAGATCCGAGAGATGATTTGGTGGGAAGAACACGCTCAAGCCTACCTTGTAGAGCATAAGGATGGAGAGCGTTTAAATGTTGGTCTATGGTCTAGATCAATGGCAGCTCGTTTCCCTAAGAAGTATTCAGAGCGTATTAAGCAAGAGCTAACTGGAGCTGAAGGCGCTCCTTTGCTAAAAGGTGTAGAGATAACCTTTGTAGAGCCTAATGCAAATAGATCAGAAGATTAAGGATGCAGTTTCTAGGATAAAGTTTCCTAAGAAATTTGAGGCACTTTTTAAACCTGAAAAGGTTCGTTATCGCATATTCTATGGTGGTCGAGGCGGTGCAAAGTCATGGTGCTTTGCTAGGGCCTTGCTTGCTAAAGGCACAAAAGATCCTTTGCGTATCCTATGTGCCAGGGAATTTCAGACTTCCATTAAAGACTCAGTTCATAAACTGCTGTCGGATCAGATCTATGAGCTGGGCATGGAATCGTTCTATGAGATCACCCAAACCTCAATTAGAGGGCAAAACGGAACAGAATTCATTTTTGTAGGCATTAAAAATAATACAAATAATGTTAAGTCTATCGAGGGTATTGATATTTGTTGGGTAGAGGAGGCTCAGTCTGTATCGGCTAATAGCTGGAATGTGTTGATTCCTACCATTCGTAAGCAAGACTCAGAGATTTGGGTCAGTTTTAACCCTGAATTGCCTACTGATGACACCTGGAAACGCTTTGTAGAGAATCCTCCTGAAAGCTCAGTAGTCGTAAAAGTGAACTGGAATGACAATCCTTGGTTTCCTGAAACCCTGAATTTAGAGCGTTTATCCCTGAAACAAAGGGATATGGCTGCTTATAACAATGTATGGGAAGGTGCTACTCGAAATACCATTGATGGCGCTATCTTTGCTAAAGAAATGGAAATGGCAGAGCTGGAAGGCAGGATTACGACAGTTCCCTACGATAGTTCTAAGCCCTGTCATGTAGTGTTCGATTTGGGCTGGGCCGATAATACAGCAGCGTGGATCATTCAATTTGTAGGCTTTGAAATCCGAGTATTGCGTTATTTTGAAGATAACCAAAAGACTATTCAGCATTACTTGAGCTTGATGCAGACCTTTGGCTATATGTATGACACCATTTGGCTTCCTCACGATGCTGCTGCAAAGTCGCTTGGAACTGGCAAATCTATTGAAGAAATTGTCAGGGCTACAGGAATGAAAGTTCAGATCCTAGACAGAGTTCCAGTAACAGACTCAATAAATGCTGCAAGAACTATCTTTAATCGTTGTTATTTTGATAGAAAAAATACAGAAGAAGGTTTAAACTGCCTAAGACATTATCGCTATGATGTTGATGAACATGGAACTTTTAGTCAAAAGCCACTTCATAATATCTACAGTCATGGTGCGGATGCTTGGAGATATATAGGCTTGATGGTCAATGAGCCTAAAAAACGGCAACCAGTTAAACAAAATTATGCCCTTGGTGGCAGTTGGATGGGATAAATATGGCAGATTATCAAGATCAGGATTCAAGCGAAGATACTAGGATCAATGATGCAAAGAAGTTCTTAAACCTTTGCAATGATGTTGATTCCAATAATAGAGCAGAGGCATTAGATGATGTTCGCTTTTGTGCTGGCGATCAATGGCCTGTAGATGTTCAAAACAGCCGAGTTCTTGAATCTAGACCTTGCTTGACGATTAATAAGGTTGATGCTTATGTTCGTCAAATTTGCAATCAAATTCGCCAACAAAGACCTAGAATCAAAGTTCAGGGCATGAATAATGAAGCCGATGCTAAATTGGCTGAGATTCTAAGTGGTGTTTGCCGTCATATTGAATACCAATCCTCTGCTGATGTGGCTTACGATACAGCCTCTGAATACGCAGTTAAGATGGGTTGGGGTTACTTCCGAGTAACTACAGACTATATTTCTGATGATTCTTTTGAGCAAGAAATCTACATCAGACCTATTGATAATCCATTTACAGTCTATTTTGATCCGAATTCACAGTTGCCTGATGGCTCTGATGCAGAGCGTTGCCTGATTACTACTGTAGTTAGCAAAAAAACTTTCAGAGCGATGTACCCTGGCAAAGATGATGGACAAGGTTTCACAAGTCGTGGAACTGGCGATTCAGACTCTGAATGGGTTACTAAAGAAGATGTGCGTATTGCTGAGTATTTCTATACAGTCAGAACTCCTACTAAGCTAGTCCTTTTATCTGATGGAACAAGCGTATTTGAGGATGAGTTGCCATCCAATGAAGTATTGGAAGAAGCTGGTATTGAGATCCTAGAGCGTAGAGATACCTACAAGAAGCAGATTAAGTGGTGCAAGCTAACTGCAATGGAGATCCTTGAAGAAAGGGATTGGGCTGGTAAATACATTCCAGTAATTCCTGTTTATGGTCAATCTTGCGTTATTGATGCTAAGCATAAGAAATTCGGCTTAGTTCGCATGGCTAAAGATCCACAGCGTATGTATAACTACTGGACTACAGCCTTAACTGAGTCTGTAGCACTTGCTCCTAAAGCTAAGTGGTTGATGGCTGAAGGACAAGATGAAGGGCATGAGAACGAATGGGCTATGGCTAACATTAAAGCTATGCCTGTATTGCGTTACAAGCAGACAGATACAGAAGGTAGAACAGCTCCAGCTCCAACTCGCTTGCAGCCTGAACCTCCTCCAGCAGGAATCGTTACAGCCACTCAAGGAATGTCTAATGACTTGATGACTGTTGTTGGCATATATGATCCAAGCCAGTTGCCACAAGGCAATATGTCAGGCAAAGCGATTGCTGGTCAGCAACAACAAGTGGACATGGTCAATTTCCACTATTACGACAATTTGACTCGTTCTATTGCCTATTGTGGTCGCATTATTCTTGATTTGATCCCTAAGATTTACGATACAGAGCGTGTAATGCGGATCATTGGCGCTGATGAAAAGCCTGAAATTATTACATTAAATCAGCGAGTTACAACTGAAGATGGAGTTGAGAAGATTCTTAACGATGTATCAGTTGGTCGCTATGATGTGGTGATGGATACAGGCCCTGGCTTTGCAACTAAGCGTGGCGAAGCGGTAGAAGCCATGATGACTTTATTAGCTGCTGATCCAAACCTTATGCAGACTGCTGGCGATTTAATCTTCCGCAATATGGACTTCCCAGGCGCTGAAATTATTGCTGATCGTATGGCTGCTGCTAACCCATTGGCTCAAATTGATGAAAAATCAGACATTCCTCCACAAGTTCAAATGCAGTTGGCTCAATCTAAGCAAGTTATCCAGCAAATGCAACAGCAGATTCAGGCGATGGGAATGGATCTCAAATATGGTCAATCTGTTGCAGAAACTAAAGAGCGTGGCGCTACAGCTCGTAAGCTCATGGATACTACAGCTAGAGCGCACAATACTGAAACAATGGCTGAAGTTAAGGTAAATGACCAAAATACTCGCTCAATCACAAGTCAAAATAAGACCGAAATTGATGCGATTGTTAAGATGCTTATTGCAAATCTTGATACAACTGCCCTTAAAGCTGAAATTGATCGTAGAAATGCGGAACAATTTGCCTATGCTCAAGCAGCAGCTCAAGATATAGACCAAGGGCAAAATCCATTGATGGAAGCTCCTCCTCAACCAATGCCAGTAATGCAACCTGAACAACCTATCGAGCAAGCTCCTCAACAACCCCCAATGCAAGGAATGTAATTATGGCTAGAGATATCGTAACCTCCGAAAATCGTGAGGAATATATGGAAAAAAAACTAGCTGAAAAAGCTGGTTTAAAACCAATGTCTGATGAGCAAATGGACATGAAAGCAAAAGCTAAAAAGATGGATGATGAGCAATTTGAAAGAGTTAAAAAACATCCAAAGTATGCAATGCTAAAAATGAAACTTGGTAAAAAAGGTGCTATGGATGCCCTTTTAAAAGAATTAAACGATAAGCAATAATATTGTTTTAAATAAGTTTTAGTGGTAAAAATGAATTGTCTTAAACCTACCATTGGGTTCAATGGGTAAAATCTTGAGGAAAACTCATGTCAGAAGCACAAGAAGTAGAAGTAAAACAAGCTAGTAATGTAGTAACTAGTGAAAATTTAACTGAATGGACTATGAATCGTCTAGGTTTAGCTGGCGAAGATGCTCCTGTTGAGGCTGAAACAGTTGAGGAAACTCCTGAATCAGAGCCGACAGTAGATGACGAACAGAGTGAACACGATCAAGAGCCTGAAGGTAAAGCAACAGAGGAACGGAAACAAAATCCTAAACTTGAAAAGCGGTTTTCAGAGCTAACTAAGGCAAGGAAACAGGCAGAAGAAAACGCTGCCAAAGCCCAAGCTGAGAAAGAAGCCCTGGAAGCAAGACTTAGGGAGTATGAAGTTAGGGCTAACCCACAACCACAAGTTGATGAGAGTCCAATCGGCAGAGAACCTAGGGCAGATCAATTTGATGATGCTTTTGAATATGCAAAGGCATTAGCGGAATGGTCAGCAGAAAAAGCGTTGTATGACAGGGATCAGCAAGAAGCTAACCGAAAAGTTGAAGAAGAAAGACAAAAAGTCTTAAAAACTTGGTCTGAAAAACTTCAAAAAGCGAAGCCAAATCTAGCTGATTTTGACGATATAGTTAATTCGACTCAAATTGTCGTAAGCGATGAGGTGAGAGATGCGATTGTTGAATCAGATGTAGGGCCTGAGATTCTTTATCATTTAGCTAGTCTAGATGGCGAAGAAGCTGAGAAGTTCCAATCATTGTCATTGTCAAAAGCGCTCAGAGAGATTGGGAAATTGGAGGCTAGATTTGAAAAGCAGGAAGCTGCTCAAGAAGAAGCCGTAAGAAGTAAGCCTGTTGTTCAGAAGTCTAAAG